TGAAAGGGGGAGTAGAAATACTCTCCCTTTTTTGTTTTGTATAAATACTCATGAGAGAGTGAGAGGTACAAAACATGGTTGACCCAATATCAGCAGTTGCTCTAGCAACTGGAGCATTTAACACCATCAAAGCTGGATTTGCCGCCGGCCGTGAAATAGAATCTATGGCAGGAGATTTATCTCGCTGGATGGGTGCTGTTTCTGATATTAAAAAAGCAGAAGAATATAATAAAAAACCCCCCATATTTAAAAAGATATTTAATGCTGGTTCTGTAGAAGAAGAAGCTATGCAAATCTTCATGGCTAAGAAAAAAGCAGAAGATATGAGAAATGAACTGAAACAACTTATTTCATTTACCAGAGGCCCATCTGCTTGGGATGAGCTCTTAAAAACTGAAGGCGATATTAGAAAGAAAAGGCAGAAAGCTATCTACGACCAACAAGAACGTAGACGTAAAATTTTAGAAATAGTTATGATTGTACTTCTTATACTGGTAGTTGGTGGATTTCTTTTAGGTATACTTTATCTTTGGTTAAACAGAGGGTATTAACCCATAGCTGCACCAGTTGGAGCTGCACCATCTACTAATTGTGTTGATGAAATTGTTTGATTACTAGAATTTCCACTATTCTTGGTACTATTATCAATATTTTGAATAACAGTTGTAGGAGTATTTTTCATCTCATTCAGTTGTTTTTGAAGTTCTGCGATTTCCTCTGCATCTTCTTCTCTACCTTTACCTTCTCTACCGAAGTAAACATTCTCACCACCAGAAGACCT